AGACGTTGTATGAATGTTGATTTTAGCTTTATATCCTAATTTATTAAATGTGTCTTTTTTATTAAAATAATCATTTGTTCACGAAATTAAACGATTTTACTTTAAATAAAGGGCATATTAAGTGTTCCAAAAAGAAAAAATTGTCAATATAAAAAATAAATTTTGCATTTTGTAGTTCTGAATCGGCGAAAAATTTTGTATTTTGTATATTTTGTATTTTGTAAATTGTTCACGATTCTTAGACAAAAACACGGTGTAGTACGAAAATATCCGCTATTATATTCACGATTCGTGAACAAAAAGTGAAAAAAAAGCAATATTACCATTGCATTTACAGTAGTACCATGGTATAATAACAGTGTAAAGAAAAGGGGTGACATCCAAAAATAAGACATAAAAAAAGAATGATCATATTAAGCCTACAAACTTTCAATACGATCATTCAATCAAAAAGCGTATATATATAGTATAGAAATGAGGTAAAGCCCCAAAAAATATATATACGTCCTTATTATAACTTAATTGGGGCTAAAAAGAAAATGGAAAAATTTAATGAAATTCAAAAAGACATTGAAAAAGCTTATCAAACAATAAAAGAAAACAATAAAAAAATAGACGAGCTTGTAAGCACTTATTCTAATATCATGGACTTTAAAGAAAAGATCACACAAAAAAGAGCGGTAGAAAATGAAATGTGTAAATTGAATGAAGAAATAAAAGACTTAACTATTACTATTAAAATTTTAAACAGCAACGCAAAAATAGCACTATACAACGAAAATATGCCAGTAGTTTTAGAAGTACTTTCAAAGTATAAAAACAAGCCTTACGGCCCAAAAACAGAAGAAAAAATAAAAGATGAAATAAAAGAAAAAACAAATTGCATCTTTTATATTAGTGAAAGATATAACTCACAAGAATATCACATTATACCGCTAGAATTTAGCAATAATAATTATAATATTGAGTGCGGCGCTAAATATATAGACGGAAAACAAAAAAAGTTGCTTGATGAAAATAAAATACAAGTTTTAGAATTCAGCGACATTACACTATATTATACTAGTAAAGAATATATCGACAATATACCAAAAAGAATAAAGCAGCTTAAAAAACTTTATAAAAAAGCTGTTGAAAAACAAAAAGAGTTAGACGCTGCATGCAGTGAGTTTAATAGTTTAGCCGTCGGAAATATCAAACATATTTATCCAGATAAACATATTTATGAAAATATGGATATTTAAAATGGGTTGCTTATGATGATTAGTAGGCATCAGTTAGAAAGCTTGAGCACTGCTGAGGTGCTCAAACTGGCTTTTATTAAATGTTATATTCTATTGTCATGCGCTTCCATGTTTTGGATGCTGATATTCTTGTTCTGGTGTTTCGCATATAGTTTATAAAAAATAGAAATGAGGTAAAAAATGAAAAGTTTAAACATATGTAATATATTTATGTACAAATCAAAACGCAAAAATGCGGAAATAAGCGACATTATAAAAGTATTAAATGTATATAATACAGATAATGATATATTGTATCAATTAATAGGAACACTTAAAAAAGTTTTATTCTATGTGAAAAAGTATAAACATATAGAAATCTCTTCTTTAGTTAGTATCGATAAAGAGTCTTGCTTTATAAATGCAAATAATAACAATTATACTGAAAGTCAAGTAATAACATATAGATTTGATCGTAAAGTTTTATGTAGTTGCGAGCAACTTATTAATTATATATATAGTATGTATTGTATGTTATACCCAGACAACAAGCTAAGTTATAACACTTTATACGACAATGCCAGTATAAAGAATATTATTAATAATTATTATAATGAAAATGAGGTGAAAGAAAATGGCTAAAACATATATGAAAGATATTAAAAAATTGTGTAATTGTATTCAAGTTTTGAGTTATCAGCATATAAAAGATAATGAAAAAGGATGTTTCAACCATAATATAATAAGATGGTATAATATAAAGCCTTACACTTGTAAAGAAATAAACTTTTTATTCTATAAAGATGATTATAAAATTGTCTTAACTGCTGATAATAAAAAAGATATGTATATTAAGCTTTTGGAATTATATGAAAAAGGTTTGAATAATTGGATTGATACGTTTGAAAAAGATAATCATAAGACTAAAAAAGAAAAACATAGGATTAACGTACATAAAAGGTTATTGGTAGAATTAAAAAAGGTAATTGATAGATGATTGATCAGTTAACAACTATAATAGTATTTATTCTAATAGCTGCTTTCTTATTAAAATACTGGTTATGGATTATATTATTATTTATTCTAACATTTATTATTATTTATCTTTTATGCTAGTTAAAACTTTAAATGTTTAACTAGCTTTTTTATTGTCTTTTTTTCTTGCTTTTTTCTTATTGCTGCTAAAACTATTTACATGATCATGAATGAATAATTGTTTATGGAATGCATACATAAATATATATGCGTTTGCGGTCATGGTTTGAAAAACGCAACAGGAATTGACGACCCTACACACCCCATGGCTTCCCTCTCGACCAAACCACATTTTTTACACCTAGCACTATACACAACAGAGTGCTAACAAAAGAATTACTAATAATATCTAAACCACCCCCTTTTTTAGATAAAAATTTTTGGAAAACGAAAAATCGAGTTTTGAAAAAAATGAGTTCAAGTATTTTTGCGAGGGGTAAGAGAGTAGTAAGAGAGGAGTAAGAGAGGAGTAAGAGAGGAGTAAAAACGTCCTCAATAAAATCATTTATAATGTAGGGAGGTAGAGAAAGAGAGGATGAGAGTATGCCAAGGGCAAAGAGTGTTTCAGAATTAAAGCGTGAGGATGAAGCTAAAAGATTCTTTGACGAGTATTCAAAGAGTGGGAATATTACGAAGTCCATGCAAAAGATTTGTCCTAATTTAAGCGATAAGAGTGCTTATAACAAGGGTTATAAGATATTAAATAGTCCTAAGTTTAGGAATGTCATACATGAGAGGGTAAAAAAGAGAGATCAAAGAAGTGTTATGACAGTAGAGCAACGCAGACAGTGGCTTAGTGATAATATTCAAGACGAAGAAAAGGACATGAAAGACAGATTAGGATGTTTAAAAGAGCTAAATAGAATGGATGGCATTGGAAAGAGCAATATTTTAAATGTTGGAAGTGTAAATAATATTACCGTTGAACAGAAAAGAGCGATTGCAGAGGAAAGAATCAACGATATATTAGGAATCAACATGGGAAGTGAGTTTTTAGATGCCGAGGTAATAGAACACGAGGAGGACGATAATAATGAAGAAACATACTCTTAGTGTTACGGAACAGTATTTTAAGGATGTAGAGGACTTAAAAGAAGCTAAAGCTATTAATAAGAGCCAAGAAGAAGTTGTTAGGTTGTTGAAGGGAGCTACTCCGAAGTATAAATTGAAGAATTGGACAAGAGGATATATCCCAGAACATTACAAACGGTTGAATATTTCTAAAAAGGAAGCTTTTAGACTTGCGGTTATCGGCGCAAGAGAGGCTTTGACATATTTTCAAGTCAATCTTCACTTTACACAAGCTATGTTGTTCGGTGCGGTTGTAGAGGGTTACGATACAATCTATGCAATTACTACTTCTCAGTATGGAAAAAGCTGGACTTTAGGTATGATTGCTATTTATCGTGCTTATAAAGGGCATCAAGTACGAATTGCGGCCGCAACAGGAGAAACCGCTACTATCATCATGTCCAAAGTTATCGGACATTTACAAAATGCAGACGAGTCCATTCAGAGTTCTGTATTAGATTCAGGAAACAAGATTGAAAAATTACAGACTTCTACTTCCAAGACTAAAATTTCCTTCAAGGGCGGAGGATGTGTAGAAATCGTTACATTAGGTGGAAACAGTGTAGACCCTAAGAAAAACAATAACGCTATCGGTAAGGGTGGAGATTATATTATTGACGAAGCGGCCCAAGTCAGTGAAGATGCGTATGCCGAGATAGGACGAAGGGAATTTTCAAGCGTTGACGGGTCAAAAGAGCTTGAAATTGCTATTTCCAACCCCCACAAACGAGGGGAGTTCTACGATTGTATGACAAACGACAAATACCCCGAAGGAACATTGGTTGTTTGGATGGATGTACGTACTGCATACGAAGAAGATCGTATGAAAAGTGCCTCTCAGATACTAAATTCTCATTTTTACAAGAATAGAAGTACTTGCCAACGTTATTTAGTGTGCGAATTAGAGGAATTTTCAGACGAAAGTATGTTCAAAACCATGACTTTAGATGATGATAAAGTCGATAGTTCCTATAAAAAGCGTTTTTTCTTAGGTATTGACTCGGCTTATACAGGAAAAGACGGTATAGATGTTGCTTTATGCTCTCAAAATAGATATGGAAACTGCAAAATCGAGACAATTTACAATCTAAAAGAGGGTGTTTGGGTTCAAGGAGTCACATCCGAGAAGATTATTGCCAAGATTGTTAAGATTATTGAGACATTAAACATCAAATATGTTTGTGTTGACGTTGGTTTCGGTACTTGGTTGACCGAAGGATTGTCAAAATACTCTGATAAGCTAGGATTTATCCTTGAGGGTGTCAATTTCCAAGGTGGGCCAACAAAAACACGTATTAAAGCAAGACATTACAGTGCAGTTTATGCATTTAATCTAAGAGCAGAAATGTATCTAGACTTTCAGCAGCTAATGGACAGTAAGAAATTGACTTTCACAACGGAAGTTGCAAAAAGATTGAAACCTGAATTGCTTGCTACAAGGACTGTATCGAAGAACAATAAGAAGATAGCCATTATTCCTAAGGAAGAAATAAAACAACGCTTAGGACACTCTCCTGATGCCCTAGATTCCTCGGTACTTTCTGTCCGCAGCTGTTTAATGTATAATCTAAGCAGTGAAATACTTGCGTATGCAGAGAACGATTAGGAGGTGCTAATTTGAGTCGAAGAACAAAGAAAAGACAAAAGGATAGAGTTAAACTAGCATCCAATACCTATGTGTCAGCTAACATTTCGCACAATATTCACAGTTCTAATGCAGAAACCGAAGCCGAAAAGGTAATAGAAGCTATGTTGAACTGCAATTCAGAGTGCATCAACGGATTTGTAAAGACAAACTTTAAGAATCAGTTTGATGAGATTGATTGGATGATAGACAATCTACCAACGCTGCCTTACGTTATCGGCAAGGTTATAGACTTTATATTCTCAAACGGCATCACAACGGGTGACGAGAATTTAGACAAGAATGTTCTAATGCCATTCCTTTACAAGCACAATGTACAAGGTGTTACAAATTATTCTGTACTTCAAAACGCTATTATGCAGTCATTATTGTACGGAAAATGCGGTATTCGTTGGCTAGATGAAGATAAAGGAATTGTTACAGAGAATTATCGTAATTATGTTTCCATCATGCGTGAAGATGATGAATATAAAGGATTTAGAGTTCCTATCTGTTATGCTATGTCGGCAGACGATAAAGAACCTATCTCATTAGGAACAAAGGAAATCGACTTGGACGAAGCATTGTTCCTTCAAACAGGCAAATTAATGTCAAAAGACGGAACAATCATTGTAGAAATCCCTGATAATTTCTGCAATTTAAGAAACGGAACAGACCATGAGAACGGATTATCTTGTTTATTACGTGACAAACAACGCCTAAAGCTATTAGGTGCGGTTTACGAGCGTTTGAACTACGATATTCAATATGATGGCCCTGGACGTTTGATTTTTTGGCTAAAAGATGGATTTGCCAAGGGAGATACAATTGATTTATCGGCTTCCCAAGTGTTAGACGAATCATCAAGTTCTAAAGCAGACAGAGCCGACAAAGCAAGAATTGAAGCACAACGTTTAGGTCAGGAAATTAGAAATTCAAAATCAGACAATGTAATCCTTGCAAGTTCTATTTTTGAAAAAATGGATCACTTGCCTCGTGTTACAAAAGGTACAGAGTTCTTAGAATACCTTCAAATGAAGGAAGGTTCTATTATTTGTCAGTGTTTCGGTCTTACTCCTGAATTAATTGGTTTAGGAGATGTATCAGGAAACGTATCTATGGAAAGAATCATAGATAATGCCATGACAAATACAATCGTACCAATGCGAGAAAGGTTCGCCACTCAGATTTCTCCTATGTTAAGTGAGAAATTAGGTGTACCAAAGGTTTATTTTGATAAATACGAATTGAAAGAACAACAAGACAAGTCTGCAAAGACCTATAAATTGGCCTTGTCAGTTACTCAAATCGTAGGTGCTATTGTCAACGGAGCAGAAGCGTTAGACAAGAGTACAAAGAATTACATGATGGAATCAGTTACTAGAATGATGGATTCTATCGAGAAAACGCTATAGCGAGAGGAGAAAATAAAATGGAAATGGATATTTTAAAAAGTATCTTATCTGAAAATGAGGTAACACCCCTAGGAAGTTTGAATGGGACTCCGTTATATTCATTTGAAGATGCACAGAGAATCAACAAAATTGGATTGGTCAAAGAGAAAATCCAATGTAAAGAGGTTGAATTTGGTGAAAGACCTATGCGACCTGATGGATTAGGATATTTGGAAACAAAATCCAATGCAATCGCAGTTCCAACTTCTTTCTTTGAGAACAGATACAGAAAAGTAGAAATCGTAAAAACTGTTGCCAATGAAAAAACAAAGAAGGAAGAAACTGTTAAAGATGTATATTACGAAGTCGTAACAGACTACAGAGCTTGTAAAGAACAGGCTAGTGGACGTGTATATACAACTACAATTCCTGTATATCAGATTGGAGCTAAGAAAGATTCAAAAGGAAATGCTGATTTATTCTTAATTGGTCAAAGAAATATTTCAGATACAGACTTTATCAACGAGTTCAAAGGTAAATTGAACAAAGAATCAATGGTCAAGATTCTTAAATTGATTGGTAATAACCCAACAAAACAAGTAGAAGATACATTAGAGTTTTAATTAGAAGTAAAAAAGTAGAAAAAAAACAAGGCAATATTTGGAAATAAACAAAAGGTATAAACAGTTTTTACTGTCTATATAGATTTTTGCATATTTCGAGGTATTGCCTTTTTATATGCAAATTAACGAAAGGAGATACATAAATGTCAATTAAACGTAGTTTCACTGTAAAAATCACTTTTAAAGAAGGGTACGGAGACCCTATCACTTTAACAGGGAAAGATGCGACTGCTTTTAACACTGCTTGGCATAACAAATTGAATGACCAAGACGGAGCTATTGGATTTGAATGGCCAGTTATTACGACAACAGGCGAAGAACCTAACCAAAAAACAGTAACAACTTATACTTCATTCTTATTCTGCAATGTAGCAAAAGTAGAACGCTCAGAACAAACAGAAACAAATTATACAGACGATCAATGCCATGATGCTTAGAAGGAGAGACAATGCAGAACAACGTACAAACTATTAACGGTGTTACTTGGTTCGATTCCCTAGAAGAAAGAAATACTTTCTTAAAGCAAAATGGTAGACATGAGTTCGCATTGGAAGAAGCAGCAAAGAACGCAAAACAGTATTTGAAACTTCTTGATGTAATAGAAGAAAAAACGCAAATTGACGTTTATTCAAAATTAGATAGCGGTACTTTGCTATACGGATATGTAGTTCTAGAGCCTAAGAAGAAATACAAGATTCCCGAAGATAAAGTTTTGTTAGAAGCACTTAGAAACAAAACTATCCAAAAGAGATACGATTCCACAATGGAAGAAATATTAAAAGGAGCAAAGATTCCATACGAAGTCAAGAAATGTAATTCATGTGGTGGAAGGATTCAGAAATTATTCTATAAACCCGTAATCGTAGTAGAAACGGAGACTAAGAAATAATGCCACAAAAGAAAAGAGTTCCAACATATGTAGAAAGCATTAAAGATAGCCTTGATCGTAGAAAAAAAGGAAAAGCATTTTATGACAATGCAATCACTTTATCGAGTGTAGATAAAGAAAACCATTATGTCAGTGTGAACCTATCATCAGGCTACGTAGAAAACAAACCTACACGTCTTATTGACGAGGGGGCAATAACATATGAGGGTGGAGATGATATTCGTCTATACATCAAAAAAGGGGCAGTACAAGCGTTCTACGATAGCTTGAGTTCTGATTATGTAGGATATATCAACTTAGCTCACATTGACATTACATCACTCCCTTTAAACTTAGGTACATGGACTAAAGATGATTTAACGGTTGTCGATATTGGGGATGGAAGAAAAGGTCTTGATGTAAACGTCAAACTAAATAGGGAATTGCACATTGTGCAAGATTTATTGAAACAAGAAATACCATTGAGTATTAGTGCAGAACTGAGAGGGACACTCGATTTTGAATCGTCATTCAAATTTAATGCACCATTCTACAACGAAATCGAGATTGCTGGTTTCTCAGTTGTTGCAAACCCAGCCAATGTAAACAGTACAGGCGAAAATTTAAACAGTAAAGGAGACTCAGAAATGAACCTATGGGAAAAGATTTTAAAGTTGAGTTCTGAAAATAAAGAAGAAAAGAAGAATGAGGCTTTAGAAAACAAAGAGGAAGAAAAAGAAGAAAAAGAACCTTCTAAAGAAGAAAAAACACCTGAAAGTAAAGAAGAAGGAACAGAAAACAAAGAAGAAGCTAAAAAAGGCGAAGAAACTTTAGAAACTGTTGAAATGTCTAAGGACGATATGGAAAAAATCAACAAATTCATGGATGCTTTTGAAGCTTTAAGTGCAAAAGTTGAAGAATTAGAAAAAGAAAATGCCGAATTAAAAGAAAAATTAAAAAGTTCTAAGAAAGAAAAAACAGAATTTGAAAAGAAAGCAGAAAGCACATTAGACAGATTGTCTAGTTTGATCTCAGGACAAGCTAACGAAAAAGAAAAGAAAGAAGAAAAATTAGCTTCAACTTCTAAAGTTAGCGGAGATATGTGGGGATAGGAGGTAAACCATGTTAGATTTATTATTTACAAATCCTGATAACACATTATTAGAAAAAATGGCAGTTACACCAGGAATGGTAGAACGTCTAAGTTCTAATATCGAGGATTTAACATCATTCTCAAGAGCTTATATTGATTATGAAAAAGCAAGACAGAATTTATCAGCAAATGCTTCTAAATCAAATGTAGGAACAGTTGGTATCGGTACTGATTATTCAGATAACTTACCAGCCAATCCATTCCAAAACGTGTTCCCATTAGTTTCTTGGTTAATGAACACACCAGCTTCACGTAAGATGCAAGGTGCTATGAACCGAGGAGCATGGAGCGTTACAAAAAAAGAAGATGGCAAATTCTATATTCAGTTGCCATTCACATACGGAACAACAGAACCTAAATCAACACAAGGTGAATGTTGCTGGGTTCCATTAGATTTAGCTAAATGCGGTAGCAATGCACCATTAGCATTATTGTGTTTAAAGAGCTGCGAACCTATTATGGATAGCTTAGTAAATGAAACACGTAAAATCAAAGCTAATGACATGGTTTGCTACTTCCAACGTGAAGGAGAAACTATTAAAGAAGCTCAGAAACGTATGGATTTAATTTCAATGGCATACTTCACTGCTATTAACGTAATCTTAGGAACAATGGCTACAGGTACTGCTACATTGAAACCATTCCATGGATTATTGGAAGTAATGGAAGATAAAGCAGTTATCAAAATTGTAGGTACAAACGTATTATCTGCATTTGATTCAGTTGCATTACGTTTAGCAGCATTAGGAGATGGCGATTACAAGTTTGCTTGTCACCCATTAGTACTTGAAGGTATTAAATCTGTAATCGTTCCAGGTAAGTTCAACGGAGAATATCCTGATGGATGGACTCGCAACAAAGAAACAGGCGAAGTCGCATTTAAAGGACATGGATTTATCGCAGATAAATTAGTTCCATGTGATATTACTGCTGGTACAGGTGATGTATGGGTATTAGAAGGAAATACAGTAGGTTTGGTAATGGGAACTACTTTCCAACCATCTGAAAAATTCCAACGTCATACATTCGGTGCTACAGATACACCATCCGAAGGATGCGGTACTCAATGTGATTACTACTACAACTTTGGATGTGCATTTGGAACTGATGCAAACCGATTAATGGTAATCCAAGGTATCCCAATGTCAGCAGCTACATTAGGAGATACATTAAACGGATTAGACCTTGTATTAAAACCAACAACTATCGTACCAATCAACATTGGTGAATAATGTACGAAAAAATTGTCGAACAATTGAAAAACTATTGTTCGTGCATAAAGGAAAGCGATTTAGAAGCAGATAAGCTTGAAAAGAATGTTGGAGAACTAATTGATTTAATTAGTACCATCACTTGTTGGAAAAACCATCCATGTGAGACTTTCCTCTCATCTCAAAGAGAGGAAGTCTTTGATGTTGGTGAATTTAAGAAATGTGGATGCGATTCAGGAATTGTACGCATACCACTATTCTATCCAATGATTGACCCAACAACGATTGAAGTATCTGTTATCACTAGAGAAAGAATTACATTTACTACTCACAAATTAGAAGTCGATAAAGATTTTTCTTATAACCCATACGACAGTATCGTGTACGTTGATTTATCTAATATCGACTACAAAGATGTGTGCAATTGTGGATGTGATGAATTATCTAAGATCGTTGTCAGTTATGTAGCTGGATATGAAACGATACCTGAATGCCTATTGCCTGTATTCTGCGACTTTCTACAATTTGTTATCGCAATGAATAGATGCGAATGTGGTTGTAGCACTTGTGAAGAAACGGATGGTAGTGATGTTCTTATCTCAGAAGAAAATTCTGATGCTCAGATTTCAATTAGTGTGTATGTTCGTGAACATATTACAAAAGCGTATTCAGAGCAGTTAGGTATCTTGTCAGTATGTAATTCGAAAGACACATGGGTTGGTGCAGTAGTATGAGAATTAAATATATTGGAATGAAAAGTTCCACAAAGAAAAACGGATGCCCTGTATGCGGTGCGAAAGCCAAATCAAACACATCTTATGATTATTCAAAACGTATGTGTTTGCCTAGCGGCCTAGTAAAAATATTCCTTATGAACAAAGTTGAGGAAGTATCGTATGAAGACGGTGTATTCCTAAAAGGCTTTAAATACGTCTATGGAGGCAAACTTTATTACCCCTTTATCGAGGTGTAGGAAATGCTAAAAGGCCTCTTAGAAGATGTTATAGAAGCGTGTGAAGAAGATTTTGAAGGATTGGCTAGTGAATTAGAAGAAACTATGCGAGAAGAAGCTCCAAGAGGGAGTAGATTCTATGCTCAAGAAATGACAAGTATGCCATGGAATGAATATAGGCCAGGTGCTTTAAAGGACTCAATCACAAAAGAAAAAGTATCTAATACCGAATATCTAATCGGAGTAGATGCAGACAAACTAGAAAAAGATTCTAGAAACCCTTCTCACGTTGATTACTCCCCAATGGTACAGAATGGAACTAAACGAGTTTACACATTAGTACGTAAAAACGGAAGGCCATTCGTTTGGGTAGATGAAATGGGAAAGAAACACTTTGCACACAAAATTAAGATGCCGCCTAGAAAGGCAAATGATTTTGTTGCTAGAGCGGTATCTAGATTTGATGCAAAAGTTAAATAAAGGAGATTAAAAATGGAAGAAAAAGTTGTAAAAGCTAAAAAGACTCCTGAACAAAAAGTAGATGTTCAAGCATTTGTTTCACGCAAATTAAACGCTTTAAACCAGTTAGGCGGTGCTAAAGCAGAGCGTGCTATGGAGCGTGTACTAAAAGCTACAATGGGAGGGCAAAAATAATGTCTAACTGTAACATTAACAAAATCATTAGTGACAAATTAAGTGTCTCTAAATTAACTAAAACTCAAGAAATTGATATTACTATCATGAGTGATATTGATGCTTGTTTAAAAATCAATACTCGTAAATTTGAAAAGATTACAGGTACTTCTAGTGCTTATACATCACGTACTATCGCACCTGATTTAATCAATGTTTGCGAATCATTTGGATGTAAGAATACAGGTACATTGTTCATCACTTCTAAAGAAACGGATGCAGAAGGTGGAGAAGGAAACAAAGTACACACAAGTGGTGCGGTATTTAAAGCATTGAAAAATGCATTAGACTTTGCAGCAGGTGTTGTTTACTACTACGTAAATGTTCCTCAAGCAGGTACTTACACAATCACAACAAAGATTTCAGATGTTTTAGATCATGAAATGACTAACGCAGATGAATACACAAGCACTTTAAAAGCAGATAAAGAAGGATTCTACCCTGTACAGATTGACTTATCTACCGTTCCTACAAATGTAGTAGGAGAAGGATGGGAAGCAAGTACATCAGGTGTCCGTTTAAGTATTGAAGTAGTATTAACAGATAAATCAGCAGATAGTATTTTAATTGGTATTTCTTCAATTAGTTTCTTTGAAGAATTTGCAGACTTAGATTCTAACAACGATATTAAAGTAAGCTGCTTATCAGGATTTGATGGTGACGATACTGTAGATCCTGTAGATACAAGTTGCTTTGATGATTCTTATGATGATGATTCTGCTTCTATTGAGCGTTCATTTACAGGTACTCAATTAACATCTAACTACTTAACTATGAACCCATTCATTGGCAAGGGAGATAAATCTCAAGGCTTTATGATGCGTACTCAGGAAGTGGTTATTGAAGCAGATAAAGAACATCCTGAATATGGTTCAATCCATATTGCAGACCACTTTGTTGAAGAATGTGGATTTATCTATGCAGCATTGAGTGACCAATGCAATATCACAGATTCTACATTGAACCGAATCAACACTCCATTGTTGGCTAACTTAGATGAGTCTCAATACCAAGTATTGAACAGTAAAATTAATCCAAGTTTAGACATTGAAGGTTCAAAAATTTACTTCAACAAAAACTTAGTAGGTAAAACATTGAAGATTTCTTATCCAATGACTGTTGATGTATTGCAACACTATGTAGCAAATAATGATAGTTTAAAGAATAAGAGAGCGAAAGTTACAATCACTCGTTATAGAAGTGATGGAACTGCGGAAGTATTTACTTACCACAATGCAAAAATTACTTCATTCCCAATGGGTATCCCTGATGACGGAGCGTTTGAATTTAGTTTAGCGTTCAAGAAAGATACTCGTGGAAACTGGTATGAAGTATATGTAGTAAACAAAGCTAACGCTAATTTATAGAAATTGAGAGGCAAATGAGATGGAAGAACAAAAGATTTTAGAACCAACACAGTTAAATGCCATGATTGAAAAGTTAAAAGTAGCTCGTGAGGATGATACTCCTCACGCAGTCTATGGCAATGGTGGTGAAATTGCTGTTGTTGGCGATGCAAATAAGACAGATGTTAAAACAATTGATATTGAAGTAAGCTTTAGATTCACTGAAAAAGAAATCGAAGAGCATAAAATTGATGTTCCTGAGAACGCTAAAAGAGTAGGGCAATACGTTATGTTCGATAAGAAGTTTGAAAATCTAACATTATCTCCTAGACAAGATATGAAGATAGTAGAAGCTTTAATCGAAGTTAAACCATTGCTATTGGATGCAGAACAAATCCTAGACCCATATAAAGAAAAATTCCAAGAAATCGAGGAATACTACGGTCACAAATTCATTGAAGGAAAAGATGGAATCGTTACAACAGATGCAGATGATGAAGAAGTGAACAAGACTATGGTTCAGATTTATGAAGCGTATATGAATGAAGCCAACGAACAGATTTTCCATTTATACGCTCAATCCTCTACAAATTTAGTTGATGGACTTTATAAAGTTGTTGCAATTTTCTTAGGATTAGATGAATTTTATGAGGATCACATGATGCAATATTCAGTTTTAACTTGCATGATTAGCCTAATTATCAAATATCCTGAATTATTCAATGAGGTAGAAACAGTTTTTATCAAATAATTGATAAGGGGGATGATAAAAAGGATTCAGTAAAAAAAGCAAAGTCTTATGTTGCAGAACTAAATCTTTATTCAACCATGGCTCATTATGTCGGTAAAATTCTAAAAATACGCCCCAATGAGATATTAGACCATTGGGGTGTTTCTGAATTAGTTGTAGCCTTTGGGTACTACGCAAATCTACAAAGCGATAAAACATGGAATGAAATTAACGAGGCAAACAAAAATTCTAAGAAGAAAATACCTCAGATTGACAGATATGCGGTTCATTTCATGCAGAAAACAGATTTAGCGAAGGAGTCCGAAGATGTCAGTACGTGAAGTCGGTGCTAGGTTAGTCCTTGACATTAAGGATGCCAAAGCAAGATTAAATGAATTAGAAAGACAAATAAAAGCTATTGAAAAAGCTAAAATTCAATTTGCAGCTAACACTGCGGAATTGGATAGGTTGGAAAATAGATTAAAAGAAATAAAAAAAGAAAGAGATTCGCTAATGAAACAAAGGCTTGCTATGCAAGTTGATTTAGATAATTTAGCAAATCTTAGAAATAAATTAGCAGATATTAAAGATGATATTTCAAATCTAAAAAAAGAATTGTATTCTCTGAACAATAAAAAATTAGCTATCGACATTGAGTTAAAGCAAAACGCAAACGATATACAAGATGTATTAAATGACAAGACTTTAAGCGAAGGTAAAAGAGACGATTTGCTTAAAGGATTGTACAATATGCGTCAGCAACTTAAATACGAACTTAACGAAGTCGGTATTGAGATGGATAAAATCCAACAGAAAATAAACAACTTCAACAAAGAAAAAATCAAAGTAGAAGCTGATATTTCTGCTTTAAAAGATGTCGAAAAGTTGACTGATGAGATTGACAATTCAATTGCAGATTTAGATAAAGAAGAAATTGATATTAACGCTAAAACAGACAAATTAGAAAATGCCAATAAGCAGTTAGGCGATATGATTTCAAAAGAAGGCGAAGTCAACAATACTACCGCAGATGTTAAGTCACAAATTATCGGTTTTGAAGATAGTATGAATAAGCTTAACAGACTTCAACAAGCTGCTAAAGCATTAAAATCAGCTAGTAAGATTACATTTGATGTTGGAAATAAAATGTCAAATCTAGGCTCTGGTATGTTGAACATTGCCAAGAATTTCCAAAATAATCCAATAGGAGATATTGGACGATTCTTAGTACAAGGTGTTGGATATTCTAGCTTGTATAGATTGGTTTCAGGTGCACAAAATGCAATTGGTGAAGCAGTTTCAAATGGTGTTAAGAGATACGATACAATCAAAGTTGCGAAAAGAACATTGTCCACTGTAGTAGGTGATGTAGACGATTCTACGGCTAAAATCCAAAAGATGATTGATAACCTAGATGAAAGTATTTTGGGCCTACCAACCACTTTAGATGATGCTCTAAGCCATGTTACGAGATTTACTTCAATCAATCATGATTTAGATAGGTCTCAAAAGCTATTCTCGGCAATTAATGATTCCATTTTGACATTCGGTGGTGATTCTGAGGGAGTAAACAATGCGGTTACTCAGTATTCTCAAATCATGGGTTCTAAAATGGATGCTCGTACATTGAGATCAATGGAAGATGCAGGTATGACACCAGCCTTAACTGCTATTGCAAAGAAATTTAATATGTCATTTGCAGAGTTTAGAGAAGCGTTTACAGGGTCAAACCCAACTATTTCATTACAACAATTCGAGGATGCTCTGATTGAATTGGATGAAAAAGGCGGTGGTGGTCTAGATTCGTTGGCAACTATGGTTAAATCATCTGTAGCCACAATCTCAAACGGTCTTGACTTAATCCCTAAGAGATTTAGTAAAGCCGAGGAAAAGTGGTTAGGTGCATTAGATGAGGTTTCAACAGAATTGACGGGAGCTACAATCTATGGAAATATCTACAAACTTTCTCAAAAAGTCGAAGGCTTAGGAGATATAGGAGCGAACTTCATTAGAAGTCATAAAAAAGAGATTGGCGAAGGTATAGACTTCATTAAAACCAAGTTTACGGAATTATGGAGTGTTTTAAAAACATTCAGTTTCAAAGATTTTGTTGGTGGATTTAAACAAGGACTAAATGATTTCAAAGGAGCAATTGATTTCTTCAAGCCTCTTGTTAGCGGTCTATATAATTTTGCAAAAGATAAAATCACCGAAATGGGAGACGGAAGCTTTTCTAAAGGATTAGGACGTTTCATATCAGACTACATCCAAATTGGAATTGGATTAAAGTACGCTGGTAAGTTAATGAAACTTGGAAGCGGTGGAATTAGTCTTTTAGGAGATTTTTTAAACATTTTTTCAAAGTTCAAAGGAAAGAATTTCAATATTCCTTTCCTAGGAAAACTAGGAAGTAAATTAAGTTCTGTTAAAGATGTATTCAAAAGCTCAGATGAGATTACTACTGCGGTAGGCACACCTAAAACTTTTGATGCAGTAGGATTTAAAAATAAATTATCTTCATTAGCTATCATAGCTGGTGGGGCAGGAACAATTATTCTTTACTGTAAAGCGATAAAGGAAATTGAAAAGAATGTTCCTGATGACATTACTACATTGCCTATGCGATTAACAAATCTATTCTCTGTAATGGGATTGATGATTGGGGCTAACACACTTAATGCAGCAGTTTCAAAAGCATTAGAGATGAACAATGCCTTAACAGGATTGGCAATGATGATTGGTCAAGGTGGATCTTTATGGCTATTTGCAAAAGCTATGCAAGAGCTAGATAAAACTATGCCTGATGGATTCGACACATTCAATGATAAGTTATTAGGTTTATTTGAATGTATAGGCTCTATGACACTTATTACAGGTATTCAAGGTGGTGCTGGTGTCCTAACGGGTGGAATTACTACATTGGCCCAAGTGCTAGGGATGATTACAACAACAGGATTGGCTGGTACGTTGATTGCTTGTGCTAAGGCTATGCAAGAAGTAGATAAAAATGTTCCTTCAAACACAAAAGGATTGAAAAAGAAAATACAAGGAATCATGGATGTTATAGATATGTTTGAAGGCGAAGGAACATATTCTTCTTGGTGGAGTCAAGTTATTAAAAGTTCTGAGTCTTTATGGAAAGACATGGAGACTTGGAATATCACTAGGATTCTAAATAAACTTGTTACTATTGGAGAATCAATTTCAAAAGTGCAAGGAATGAGTATTGATAGCAATTATTTCGACTATCAATTCGAAGAAATTCAAGAGGTAATCAAGAATATTAATGAATTTAAGTTTCCTACAGTCAGTACATCAAGTGCAACGAACATTGCAGATGCAAACAGTATCGTTAAGAACTATACAACAATGGCTTCTAGCCTATCTGAATTATCTAGCATTAACGCTAGTTCGATAAATGTTGATAATTGTGTAAGCAATTTAAAGAATGTTGCAAGCGTTGTTCAAGAAATGAAGAAGATTGTATTCCCTGATGTTACAAAGAATATTAAATCTAATTTAAATGCTACAAATGCTCAAAATTTCCTAGATACATTGAAGATTTTGGAACAGATTGTTCCTGAATTTGGAAACTTGCAAGCAGTAATGACAAGCAATCCTTTACCAAAGGCAGAGGATATTAAAAAGACAATTTCTAGTATTTCTCAAGCAATTGGATATATTTCTGTAGCTGGTGTTGGAACGGGAAAAGACAAGAATATGTTGTCTTACAACTTGAAACAAATACCTGATGCCGAGTTATTCACAAACGCATTAAATGCCATTACTACTTTAGGCGATATAATCCTTAAATTTGGCACGTTGAATGTTTATTCTGATGGTTTTGATTTTGAATCGCTACGAGCAAACATCAAGGAAATCGGAGATGTAATCAATGATTTAGCAACCAATAAAGGATTGACAAAAAACATCAAAAATATTGGCAAAGTTGATACGACAGTTACTAAGTTAAAAACGATTTGTGATAACTTAAATTCTATCGTTGGATTAAATATAGATTTTGTTAAGGTTGGAGAAGTCACAACAGGTATTCAAACATTCCTAGACAATGTAAAAGGATTGAAAGTTGGAGAAGCTACTACAACTGTTGTTACAGAAGTAAACTCAATTGTTACTTCATTCCACAACATGGCCACAACCTTATCAAATATGAAGTCTGAATTTAATACCTCTGGTACAGATATGGCCAATGGAATTATTGAAGGTTTCAAAAGTATTGATATTGAAGGTTCATTTGGAACTAAGATTGATAATGCCAAAGCTTCATTGAAGAAGAAAAGCTTCAAATCCGTAGGTAAGAAGTTTGGAAAAGATGTTGTAAGTGGATTCAGTGAAGGTATCTCTAATATGTCTAGTTCAATATCTAATCAGATTACTATGATGTACGGATATTCAACACGATTCACAGATTTAGGACAATACTTAGGAAGTGCATTTAAAAATGCGTTCAACAATCAATCAGGAAACATTAATACAAGTGGTACAACCACTCCTACAGTAAATACGGGTAATGAATCACAAGGAAAAAACTTTAAGTTTGCTAAAGGTGGCCCAGTTTACTTAAAACGAGGTGGACAACCAACTGTCATGAAACCTAGTGGAACAGATACAGTTCCTGCTATGTTAACTCCTGGTGAGTATGTAATGAAACGTAGTGCAGTTAAGAACGCAGGTCAAAGCTTCATGGATAAAGTAAATAACATGGATTTAAAAGGTGCGTTCAAAGAATTGTCTACTAGATATGGTTCTCATGTTGGAAGTGTTGTTAATAAGAGCGTGACTATCAACAATAACGATAATCGTGTTACGAATAACAGTATCGCTTTCAACGAAGGAAACGAAAGAAGGCAGGCTATCAAAGTAGGTAGATGCTTGAGAGGTTTGGCATAATGAATTGTTATAACTTAAACCCATTAAAAACATACGTTCAGTTCAATGATCTTGTAATAGACAGTGCGGAGGAGATTTCCTCTGCCTCTCTAAAGCAAGATACAAAGACTGCAACGCAAGAATATAGTTACGGACATGGTAGTTATGTTGCTTTCCAAAAGAATCAACAGTTTCTTACGGAAGCTGATTTGTCCTTAACATTGAATTTTAATTATGAACATTTTCATGATGAAGATAGAAGATTCCTACGTGACTATTTCAATTTGAATTTGCTTAAGCCTGGAAGGTTATGGGCAATTCAAGATAACAAATTGATTTGGGCATGGGCCTATGTCACGGGATTTAGTGAAGATTACAAAAAATACCAAGGCTATTTATCAATGGATATTGATTTTAAACTTTGGGAAGGTATATGGCATATTGCAGATACAAAGAAAACATTCTTAGTTCCTTACTCTGTATGTAATATCCTCGATTGCGAGGATTTCAGAGATGCTCAAGAGTGCTTATCGTGTTGTGTTGGTTGCCCTCCTGATATGGAAACTTACAATTCATGTTTGTGTGATTGCGGAGATATTACAGAGGAAACATCTTTATGTGTAATGGGAACTAAAGCATTGGAAGATTTTATGAATTGTGGCAATTCATACAAGATTGTCTACGATTGCATCAAAGGTGAACAGATTTTCGGTGATGATTTGATTAAGAATAAAATATGTAAAAAAGATTATTGCATTGAGTCAATCGCTGGAAGATTCTACAGTGGAACAGTATTAGATACCGACAAAGTAAAATTGATTCTAGATGGTAAATTCCAAAACCCTGAAATCGAAATTAATGGAAATAAAATGATGATTCTAGGAGAATATGATGGAATTTTAACACTTGATTCGAGTTGGAACTTATACTTTACTGCGGATGGATGTTGTGCATCAGAGGAAGTGGATTTAGATAATCTAGTAATCGAAGATGAATTTGGATTCACAGTACATCATGGAATGAATAGATTAGTTGTCACAGGCTCATGTTGTAAGATGGCTTGTGTATATATAGATGTTGATGAACTTACAAATTAAGGAGGCTTGCAGTGGCAAATGTAAAAAGTTATTGCACTGCTTGTGGAAAATTAAAAGATAGCAGTGCGGAGTTTATCCAAAATGGTGTTACAGATTCAATCTGTACGTCTTTAGGAAACGATACAGGATTAAATCCTGATAACGGCAATAATACGTGTACAGACATGGAAAATGCCAATGATTGCCTTACAAAAGGCTTGTATGACATAATAGATGGATTTGATTTGTGTGATTGGAAATTATTCATGAGTCAATATGCTAACAATGATTACAACATGAAAGCAGCTATGATTTGTTGGATGTGTGGATTGCAAGACCAGTTGTATAATCTTCAACTTCAAAATTTGGCAATCGAAACGCAATATACTATTCAACAGTCTACACCTGGATTGAGCGTTGAAATTGACAGACAAGGTAATTTCACATTCAGATATTCAGATTGGATTCACACTAGTGATTACGAGAAAGTAGCGGACGGAGTTATTACAGGAAAAGTAGATTTCTGTATGAAGCCTAACAAAGATAAGAGTGCTACATACAAATTCAACAGTGTTACATTAAAACACTACTCTTATAAAATGACGGGAGTTTCCGCTGGTTCAGCTCCAACTGTTTCAATTCGTGTTCCTAATAATAGTGGATCGTTGGTATATCAAAAAATCACAAATACTTCATTTGAAGAAGATATTAACAAAACAGTGGAATTAAGCATGAGTGGAACAGTAAAAGCTGGAGAAACAACAAATTGGTTGCAATTCCTTTCTATTTATGTTGATTGGCTAGAAGATGATGAAATATCTCTACACACTCGTTTTGTAAATGATAACAAGGTAAACTTCGTTATCTGTAGAGATTAGGAGGTACACATAAATGAATAAAGATGTTTGTTCTGCTTGCGATTCTTTAAAAGCTACAAGCAGTAATTTCATTCAAAAAGGTGTAACAGATACTATTTGTGCAAATCTTAAAGCAAACCAAGGTTTTGAAAACAAGGGCCACAATAACTGTACAGATATGCACGATATGAACGATTGCTTATTAGGTGGATTGTTAGAAAAGATTGATGCATATGATGTATGTGACACAAAAGAAGCCATAAAAGATTTGGAAAAGAATTTAATCAGTATCATGGATGTAATGATTTGTTCTGATTGTGGGCAATGGGAAGAAATCGAAAAGCTATGGGCAGAAATCCAAAAGATTTGGAATGCCATCAGAGATTTACAAAATAATGTTGGTGATATCGAAGACAGAGTTGGAGATATGTACAGTGCAGTTGAAAAGATTCTTACAAATCTTAAAAACAGTGGTGCATGGAAACAAACAGGAGATACTGTATTTGAAGGAAAATTCAATGACGGAAGAAGCATTGCTACAGGTAATATCAATATCTTTGGCGGTACTCCTGATGGAAATTCATACATCCGTACTAATAACGGAAGTTCTGAGAATGATTTGGCTGGTGGTGTTTAATGGCATGGCAAAACTTTCATGGAGCTTACGATAACACAGGGCCATACGCAAACGTAGTATTAGGTGGAAATCCAGGCGATACCGCAGACTTTGGATTCCCACTTGCTGTCGCCCATGCTAAAGGGTATGGAAAAGGTATCAACTTTTCAGATGATGGAAATTATGGTGTTACGTTCACATTAGATTTAGTTGGATATGGTGTAACGGATGCTGGTACATACACAGGTAATGGAAAGTATGTACAGTATGGCGGAAGATACAACTATATTTTGATCATTAGTGTTTCCAACAACAATAAAGCCTCATGGAGAGAGATTTATAATCAAGTAATATTCTCTCATGCAGATACATGGCAATTGGCTTATTCATCAGGTTGGGAAACAGTGGCACAAAACAGTCAATGGAGTGGCAAGTTACAACTTCCAACAGATACAACACACGTTAAAGTTGAGTTAAGAGGGGAAGATGCTACATTACCTTATGAGAATATATATTCTATTCAACAGGTTATCCCTGATTTTAGACCATGGGCAGTAAGAAAAGGTAAAGTGTTCTATTCTTTGGATAGAGCTACAGGATGGTTTAAAAAGAGAGTTAAAGGCTCTTGGGCCACTATTGGCAAATATAGTGCTGATAAAGCGAACAAAGAAAACCAAGGGTCAAGTAGAATCAGAAAAAATGGTAAATGGGTAGGACAAGGCAAAATTGGTAGTTAGGAGTAAATATGATTCCTTACTTTGAAATATTAGAATTTGGAAAAGTTAAGAAAAGATTCAGAGAGTCTTTAAGCACAATCAGTTTTTCAAATGAGTTGATGACAGTACCTGAAATGCAAATCACAATTCCTAACGAATACTATGATTTAATCTCAGGAAGAAAAGAAATGCGAGTAATTATGGATTGTGGAGTTTTCTACGGAATGATTACCGACTATAAACCATCTGTAAGTGGTTTAAACATATCTCTAACGCACGTAATCAATGAATGGACATACAGACAAGTCCCAACAAATTATGCGGTTAAAAACGCTCTTATAAAGAACGTATACGAAAGCGAAGATATGTATTATTCAACTCAGTGGAAGATGAATTTTGAAACTGAGATTGATAACGAAAAGATTGACTATGTTTATTCTAGACAATCTAAATTGGATGCACTTACTAAAACTTGTGAATTGACACCATCTGTTTATTGGAGAGTTCCATTTACAAATGATAAGCAAGTTGAAATTGGATATTTTGGAAAGAAACAACCTGTTATGCTTTCTAATAAACCAACGTTAGGAAGAAACTACAGAATTATTGGCGAACCAACAATGGAAACTGATTTTTCAGATGTTATTAACCTAGCTACAGTTTATGCTAATAAATCTGATAGTGGTATGTCCTCTTTGTCATTAAGAGAAGTATATAACGATAAAAGCTTGCAGAATCCTAAGTTTCCTGTAGTTATTTTGAGATCAAATATAAATAACGAGCGTGATTATGAATATGTAGACTTTCCTAAACTAGCTCCTAACAATCAATTGGAATACTCCATTATTGATACGGAATCAGTTGGATATGAAAGTGGCGTATTTATTGAAGGAACATTTGCTTTTGATGATTTATCGCCATTTAGCTTAGAGGATATGACAAAGGACTCTAAGGATTACAAATGGGTCATTCCTAAAGAACAAAGATTTTTGACGGATACAGAGGAAATAAACAATGCTAAAGCCTTATGGCACTCTTTAAAAGACATTTGGAGTAAATCAGCAATAGCGGCTTTATGTGGTTCATGCCACGTGGAATCAACCTTAAACCCTAACTTGTATCAAATGGGTGATGTTCCTGATTCTCAAAAAGGATTTGGATTAGTTCAGTGGACTCCATACACACGAATTACTAATTGGTTAGGTTCTCATGGATATTCAAGCTACACAATGTACGGAAAAGGGGAAGTAGCAAAGCTAGTTGAAGAATGGTCAACAAACGCTACAAATGGCCCTTGGATTCCAACTACTTCTTATAACATTACATTTCAACAATGGTCACACATGGAAGCGGATATGAATTACATGGTAATGGCTTTTATGGCAGATTATGAGCGTGGAGATACATCTATTGATTTACAGTATCAAAAACGTATTGAATTTGCTCAACGTGTCTATGGTTTGATTCCTGAGTGGGAACAAGATGATAACGGAACTACAGCCGATACGGATAAAACACAGGCTAGACCTTGGAATGCTCAGAATTTTATCAACACATGGAATGGTCAATCTATCGACATGGATGGTGTACCGCCTGAGCAACCGTATCAATGTGTGGATGCTTGGAAAAAAGCATTGCAGACATTAAATTATCCTGACCCTACGAGAGCTATAGGCGGTGATGGATATGCAGATTACATTTGGTATAACAGAGATGAATTAGGATATTCTCAATACTTTGATTATGTTGATACACCTCAATTTGGTGATTGGTGCATATTCGGAAGAGGTGGTGACACACCTGCATCACACGTAGCAATGTACGTTTCGGATGCTGGTAATGGCAGAGCGAATTTCTTTGGTCAAAACCAACCTTATCCATATTGCAATACAACAACAATCAATACATCAAATATCATTGGTATTTTCAGAGTAAAGAGTGTTTATGTACAACAGAGCATTGACCCAGAGTCTACAAACGGAACAACTATCATTACTGATAACGATAGAATTTATGCGGCCAAGGTTGTATATGATTGTGCTTGTAGAAAACTAATCAATGCAAGAAGAAAGTTTTCTATCAACGTTTCTTGTGAAGCATTACCTAAAGAAGTAAACGTAGGTGATAGAATCAGATTTATTTATGATCTCAATCTATTGCAATTAGGAAGTTGCAATAGATACATGAAGCGTATTCTAAAACAAGATGATTGGTTCTATATCACAAACCTACAAAGAGAAATAGATAAAACAGGAATTGAAATAGACACATTGACTCTAGATAAATTCCTAAGAACAGATAGAGACGGAAAGAGTGGTTAGTTATGGATATTAGTAAGGCTATAAATATATTAGCTGATAGTGTATATGATTTGAAAGAAAAAGGAAGATACAATTCCATTCAACGTAGAAACCACACAGTTGATTTTTATGGGTACGAGTTCCCTAGATGGGGATGTTCAAGTTCTAAACCAGCGGTAATAGGAATGTCAATTTCTCAGGATTTGATTTATTATGAACGTTTTGAGTTTAAACTAGTAATAGATAATTCTACTGCTACAAACTTTAATGTTGAGATTGAAGGAATAGACATGACACCATATTTCAAGCAGCAATTCAACGGAGCATGGATTACAGGCAATGGACTATGGCCCGGGCAATATTCTAATTTTGATGTTCTTAAAGCTTGTGGGTATCTTTCAGAGGATGAGAGAAATAGAATATTAGACCCAGGATATAAAACAATCAAAGTAACAGGAAATGGCAATTTTGATTGTACGTTAGTTAATTATCTTAAATATAGTCATGTAAACAGATAAGAGGTATCTATGAATAGGTATGAGCAAAGAATTGAAAACCTATCAAATCATGTAAAACAAAATCCTAGGGATTGGCAGTCTGCCATATCGCTATTGAAATTGAACAGTCAACAAATTGACTTTAAAAGAAAACAAAAACAACAGTCTGCTAGATTGTCTATCAAAGCATACAAAAAGGAGGTTGTGTAGATGAAAAACAAATATAGCACTTCGGGAATTGGAGAAGATATTATCCGTAGTTTTACACAAATTGCAAGTGCAGAACTACATGCTAAAACCTTATTAGAAAAACGTATTTCTGAGGTTGAAAATGGATTAATTAGTGAAGAAGAAATTCCTGATAATTTAGAAAAGATTGAAGCACTAAAGGATGAAATTGATGATTATTCCAACATCAGACGTTCTCAAATGCTTTATCTATACAATTCTTTCGGTGGTAAAGGGGATAGAGAACAGTGGTGTTTAGTTAAACATTTAAGTATGGCTATGTACACTGCATTTGAAGCGTATCAAGCTTCGGATAGAGACCCTGAATTATTGAATATTGCTTTTGAGATTAACAAGAAGTTTATTGAAGCTTGTACAAAATTCTTAGGTGTAGAAGTCACTTCTTGTGCATCTTGTTTTGCAGACATTATGAAAGCTGGAGGAAAATAATATGCGACCTGTAGTATGTAACAAAGATATGGCAGTAGTATTTCCTTTAAAAGATGGTGATTGTCAATTTTGGCTAGAAATTGTTGATTCTGTAAATGATATTACTAATCCAAGCAGAGACCATGCGTATGTTGATTCAAAAGGATTGTTCTATATCTACAACGGAAAAGAAATTCAAGTAATTAATGACCATGCGAATTTGAAAATCAAATGGGGAAACATGATTGGCGATATTTCTAATCAATTGGATTTAATGGAAATTCTAAATCAATTTGTAAAGACAATTTCTGTAAACGGAACAAACATTGTCAAAGACAACGACAAAAACATTGCTATTCAAGTGCCCATCACAACTATTAAATTAGATGGAAATACAATTAGTCCTGTTGATTATATTGTCAATCTAGATTTAGCTAGTGTTTATGCAAAGAAAACCGAAATTCCTAAAAATGTATCTGATCTTCAAAATGATGCTGGGTATATTAAGCAAGAAGTTGTAGATCAATTAGTACCTATCAAAGCAATCAAGGTTAACAACGTAACGATACCGCCTGATGAAAACCATACAGTGAATATAGAATCAATTCGTTATAAAGTTGGAATTGCAGACCCAACAACAACAAATTGTCCTAACGGATATTTCTACTTTCAGATAGGAGATTAACATATGGCTACTTACAATTCAGGTGTACTTGGAGTTAGCTTTCGTGTAGATTGCAGCAATAGCATTACAGGCACTTATCCTGATGTAAAGCATAGAGTTTCTTACACTATATATCTGCAACACGATGATTCTGAAAACTCAACGCAGTACAATGGAGCAGTTCTTAATTTTGGAGACAATAGTCATAGCGTAAATATAAATGTAAGTGGAGCAGGAGAGTGGGAATTAGCTAGTGGAACGCTAGAGTATACATTTGCAACGAATAACAGAGAAGATTCTAGAAATATACATTTTAGCACTAATTTCAAAAATGTTTCTGCAAGCGGTTTGCAAACTGAATCGGCTACTATATCCATACCAAATATCAAAGATATTGAATTAAGCAGCACTTATAACTCAGTAACATATAAAGCTACTTTAGAGTCAAATCCTTATAATTTCTACACGATTAAAGCAACTTTAGATAACACTTCTAAAATCGGCACTGATGGAATATTTGAAGGATTAATGTCTGATAAAGAATATGAAGTAAATTGTTATGTAATATACAGAGGAGATACAAGTGTACTTCTAGACAATCCTGTTATCAAATCTATCAAAACATTGGTTGATCAATTTAAACTTGCGTACAATACAAATTTGTATCAAACAGAAATTCTAACTAAAGACGGAGTAGACATCTTGGCTAAGAATGTAGTTAACTTGATTGTTGATACAATTGGAAAAGAGCGATTAAGGACTGCCAAGGTTTTCTACAACGACAATGGAGTTATAAAGAAAATAAAAGCAGTTTACTACAACAAAAAAGGTAATATTCAACACTATAAAAGCTATGAAAATTAAATAGGAGGTACATATAATGGGAGTTAGAATACAAGAATTGCCTGAAACAACAGGAATTAACAAGGAAGATTTATTGATAGTTGAAGATGGACAAGGAACTAAAAAAGGTACTGTTCAACAGTTAGATGAAGCACTAGGAGTTAGTCAACTAAAGGAAGATTTATATGAGTTATACAATTTGTTAACTGAAGATGTTTTGTC